ATACTTTCTAAATATTGGCTTTGATATAAATCTAAAGAATTTAGAATATCTTTTTTATAAAAAGAAAAATCTTTTGTTAAATTATTAATATCGTTAAATTCTTTATTATTTTTTTGATTTATATTTTCAAATTTTGTCTGGAGGGGTAATATTCTAATTTCTTCTCTTGAGGGTGATATTTCGTGAATCCAAACTTTTTCTAATTCATTATCAGAACCAACTTTATTTCTTACAAAGTTTACATTAAGTTTTAAAATTCCATTTGTATAACCCAAATCATTCAATAATTTTTCTGCATTAATAGCTAATTCTTTTTGGCCTTGCTGATTTGTAATGTTGTACATATATTCAGCTATATTTTGTGACTTTATGTATGCGACATTTTGACCCGATTTTTGAGGTAATAGATTATTATTAACATCATAAATGGAAACCTCCATAACATCATATTTACATACGCCAAAATCTGTTTCCTCTTTTTCATTTTTTGTGACAATAAAAAAATCTTTGGCTTGTATAAACTGCCCTTCATTTTCGGTTTTTAATTCAACCTGTTCAAAGTTTGTATATTTTTTAATACCCATAATTTTTAATCATATGATCTTGGATGCTGTATAATAATTTGTGTTTTATATTCTTTACTCTGTTCAGTCCCATCGGATGTTTTTTTAACAGTAATTGTTAGTGTGCCGGAATAAGATACTGAACTATCTCTTTTTTTATACTTGCAACCACCTGGTGTGATAGTTAAAGGTAATTTTTCAGTTTGGCCAGCCGCTATGTTAAAATTAGTTCTAGGTATGCTAAACCATTTTTGGTTTGAAGTAAACCCACTGGATATTGTTATTTGTACTTCTTTTGTATCATTATTTACAATAGTAATTTCTTTACCACATATCCATTTTGAATTATCGTTTAAATTGTTAATCCTACCATCTAAGTCAGGAAATTCTGCTTTTTCTTTTTTAGGTGTAACATTGATTGCAACAGCACCATTTACAACATCTGCTCCACTTGCTAATGCTACGTTTGCGGTAGATTGTTGAATAGCCTGTTGTTGTTGTACTGCACCCAATTGTGATTGTAATCCCTCAATAATAGAATTTAAGGAATCAATTTGTTTTATTAATGCATTAATTTGTGCTTTAAATCCTGTATTTTGTGCCTGTAATGATGCCCTTAATACCGATTCATCAACAGATTTTTGTAAGGAAGTTGCAATTTGGCCGGAAAATTCATCTATTGTTTTATTTATAGTATCTAATTGATTTACAAGTGCATCGTTTGATTGTTCAATAAATAATCTTTCATTTATTTCCGTTTGTACTCGGGCTTCTAAATCCGATATAGTTATATTTAGATTGGCAACCGTTGATGTCAAATCGGCAACTTGCTTTCTTAAATCTTCATTTTCAAAAACAACTTCATCATATAATGGTTTAGGTACTAAATCTTTTACCAAAGTTGGTATATTTGGTTTTAATTCTTTAAGATTTACATCTATAGCTTTTTTTAACTCTATTTCATCAATTTTTGGTTTGTTTAGTTTTTTAAAAACCAGAGATGATGCAGGGTTGTTTTTTTCAACAAAGTTTATATTAAATTGGGTTCTAGCAATAGCTGCTGAACCTGAAATACCTAAAATTTCTTCAAGTCTTTTTTCTCTTTCCTCTTGCAATCTCAATGCTATAGCTTCTAAATTTGTCATTATATAACATCAAATATTAATTTGTCATCAATTATTTTTGTAACATTATTTACTGTAACTTTTAATTTAAGTCTATAACTTCTGTTGATAGGATATGTGGATGTATCTAAAAAGAAGTAATTTGATTTTGCATCACAACTTATTTTAGAATATTCACCAAATGGAATAATTACCTCATTTGTTCTATAATCTTCAATTTGATAAAAAGAAGAAGTTGGTAAAAATTTTGATTGGTCATACTCAAAAGTAGTTGTAAAAGATTTTGTTGGGTAAATATCCCTACCTTTAACCCTAATTTTAGATTTTGTACCTTGTAAATATTCTTTCTGTAAATTTGTTACAACTATTTTAGAGTTATCTAAAGCATCATTAATACTTGAACCTGTAATTGGTGATAAGGACCCTGTTATAAAAGAACTATCATTCCAAATTAATTCTAATTTTGGTTGGTAGATTGTATTTGTTTCTTTTGAGAAAAATTTTAAAACACCATAATCTACTGTATCGTTTTCTGCATCTATGCTATGTCTTACTATAAATCCATTATTTGGTAGAGAACCACTAACCCATTGGTGTATAATGTTTGTAACATCCATTCTAACATCATCCGGCTCGTAGTAATAAGATTGTGTTGCTGAACCTGTAATATACCAAGTCCCACCTTCTGCGTTTGCGGAACCTGTTGTACCACTTGCAAAAACAGCAGTTCCTCCGGTCACATTGTCTTGCCACTTTGCAACACCATTTCTATATTTCCAACTTACACCATCAGTAGTAATATTATCAAATTTGGTGCCTGTACCCATTATCCAACTTTGAGAAACGGCATTTGCATAGATTGAATATTCTAATGGAATTTCGGAAGCGTTTGCTGAACGTAAATTTAAAAAGACATACCAGCTACCTGTAACTTCATTTTCAATATCACTTTTGAGTGAGCCGGTATCAAATTTAATTAAAGTTCTAGCTATATCTTTAGTAGAACCATAGTAAAGTTTACCAACCTCTAATATCTCATCTCTACCTGCGTTTTGTTCAGGTTGTTGTAGGTAGATACTGGCATCGTATGATGATGTATAAAATTTATGCATATTATAAAGCTCTTCCTTTTATATCTTTGTTTGGAAATTTGACTTCAAAAACACAAGGGTCTAAAGATGGATATATTATCTTATCTTTAGTCGCCTCATCTATATTGTATTTATTTGGTGAGTACCCGTCTCCACCATCTCCACAAATATTATATATCCTAATGGATGGTACACTTAATACTCCATCGATATTTGCAATTAATAATTCTATTTCTGATATAATAATTGGTTTATTAAATGTCCAATTATCAATATTGAAATACTCTTGCAATTCTGATAAGCAACTTGCTAATACCTCTGTTTTATTGTAATTAGCGTAAGTAATTATTTCAAAATCAATTCCAATATTTACAATAAAACCATCAATAATATTTACACCATCTGTCAACATTCTATATTCACCTAAATAAGTTTTAAGATTTTCTCTGACTGCTACATTTATATTTCTAAGTTTTTTATTATCATCATATCCTAAAACATACATGTTAATTGCAAAAGGATTATTCTGTTCTGTGACTCCTCCTCTTTTTTGTGATAAAAATTTTACTAATTCTCTTTGTATATCACCTTTTGATAAATCTTTGATTGATTCAACTAAATTAGTAAATTCTTGTAAATTTTTAGGATTAGCAAGTATACTTGCGGGAGAATTATTATCTAACTCACCATCGGCGGATACACAGACTTTTGCTACACTACCATATTTAGCTGGCATAGATAATGCACGAACAACATAATCTTGTTTAGTAACCGCTCTATTTTGAGAACCAAACATTGCCAATCCGTTTTGCCTAATTTCTTCTATTGATTCTTCATCCCTACCTCCGGTAGCAGATTCTAAATTATTTACTACCAATGTTTCTTTACCCGCCTGGTATCCTGGTAGAACTGCAGAATCTATTGATAATAAATCTTCATTATATTCAATACGTGTTATTTTATTTAATTCTTGACTATTTACATTTGAAGAAATTCCTCCACCTACAAGATATTTTATTGTAAGGGATTTACCTGCCGGAGCAATACCGAATGTATTTGTTTTTAGAAAATTTGCCGGGTCAATACCTGTATTAGTTCTTTGTATTGAATTAGCTAATCCTAATCCGATATTTTTTGTATTAGGTAAAATAACATCATCACTTAAACTTACATCACCACTACCAAATTGTAATTCTATGGTATTATCTGCATTTATTTTTGTAGAAAATCTACGAGGGACTTTTTTAACCTCCAATATGTATGGAACATCTAATGAATGACTTGCCAGATTTTCATTTGCATTTGTAGTTTTATTTTGCCTATCTATAAAAATACTTTCTTGTGCCAAATATGGTACTTCATAATATTCATTCCCCTCAGCGTCTTTTACTGATACTATTGATATTATATTAGTTTCTTCTAAATTTATGGTTGGGTATTCCGTATCCCCAACTGGTAGATTTGCTGTTGTCGATATTTCGGTAGCAGATATTGCTTTTACTTTTTTTGTAATTAAAAAATATGTTGGTGCTCCTGTTGTTAAATTTCTTTCATAAACATCGATTTCTCTATCATTTTTGTTTGAAAAATCTATTTCATCTATTGCTCTAAATATAATTCCAGAATTTGAAGATACCTCCATACCTTCTTTTATTTTAACATAATATCTGCTATCTGGTGCTGGATTTGAACCGTTTCCATCGGATGGAACAAGCATATACATAGTTAAAGTTGTAATAGCTGGTGAAGTTACTTTGGGTTTGTAACCAAACGATTGTGCTATTGATAACAAATTTTTTCTTTCTGTCGCATGATTTAATAAAGATTCTTTTAATTGAATATCTTGATAAAATGATAATACATCACCAATATATGATGCCATTTCAATAAATACCATTCCTGGAGAAGCATCATTAAAATCAGAATAGGTGTTTGGAAAATATGTTTTTGTAAAATCAATTAAATTTTCTTTAAATGAAGAAAAGTCTTTCCCCACATAATTTATATCTTTTTGATTATTTTTAAAATTTCTATTTAATGTTTTAGATGCCATTATTATTTATTATTTTACAACTACATTTATATTTTCTCTCATATTCGGATTTGATACCAATGAAAAATTTATCTCTAAAGAAATTCTATTTTTATCTATATCTTCATCCGTATAATCAAATATTATTTCATCAATATTAATTTCTGGTAACCAAAAGGAAACAGCATCATTTATTACTCTCTCTATTTCTGAATCAATTACTTCTCTATTAATTGGTTCGAAAACTATTTTATGTATATCACAACCAAATAAAGGTTGCATTACTCTTTCTCCTTTTCTTGTTAATATAAGATTTATTAGATTATTTTTAATTTGTGTCAATGTAGTATAATTTACAGAAAAAGGACCATTGGAATTAGATGATGTATTTATACCAATACCCAATACTTTAAAATTATTATTTTTTAAATCAGCTACATTTACTTTACCTAATTCAATTGCCATTTTATCTTAATCCTTTTTGTTTTTCTTGTTTTATAAATACTTTTGTCAATTGTGTATAATCTTTATTTAATGCCTTTTGAATTGCATCTAATCCAGCATTACCAGTTGAGGGTAATTGTTGTGGAGTAGATTGTTCTCTGTAATCCATAGTTTCCCAACCATCTTCTTCATATCTTTCAGGCTGCATCATATCTAACACAGAACTTTCATCCATCATACCACCCTCTGCTCTTTCTTCTGCCGTAAATGGTGTTGTATTATTTAAAACCTCATTTAACATTTTATTGTTAGTAAAATTTTTTACAGGTCTATTGATTGCTGCTTGTGTGTTTTTTACAAGTCTTTTCTTAGTTTCTGTCATCTCCATTAAAGATGTTCCCTTTTTTTCTTTGTTTAATGTAACTGCTCCGGATTTAATCAGTTTTGCCAATTCTTCTTTTACTTGTTGTTTTACTTCGTTTTTGACAACTTCTTTGATTAATCCGACTAATAATTTCGAATCCATAATAATTGTTTTAAATAAATATTGAAAGTTAAAATTTAATTAGGGTACTATATAACCAACCCACGGAATAACACCTGGCGCAGGTGGTGCCGGTGGTGGATATTGTGCTAATACTATATAAAGACCACTAACTGTTGATAAATGAATTTTTGCAGCCGTTATAAATGCATCTAAAAATATAGATGAATTATTACTTGGGGGAACAGGTATTGGTGTCCAACTACCAGGATTTAAAACTAATCCTTGAGTAAGTGCTATACTTTTGATAGCACCAGGCGGTGGGATAATGGGTGGTATTGGCATTAATAAACCGCCTGTCCAATATGAAATTATTGCCGGGCCTATTACATCTAATAGTGTTGTGGAATTTGATTTTTGGGTTTGAGACAAGAATAAAATTAGCTGGGCCTCCATTGCTGATGTGTTTCCTTTCATTAATGGAATAGGACTTATTGTTTCTTTTCCTGATTTTATGGCCGTATCATATGCTAAAGTAAATGTTTTTGCAAACCCGGCCGGGTTGTTTCCAAATGCGTGTGATTGCATCGCTGGCAGTAAGGTTGATTTGAAAGCACTCCATGACATTAGTTCTTACTTAAAAAGTTTTTAGCTGCTAATATATTTTTTAATTTAGATTTGATTTGATTAAAAGTTGCTATATTTGTAGGCCCTGTCGCAGATGGACCGGCTGGAGTTAAGTAAATTTGTTTTGTAATTGCATCTATTAAATCTTCTAATACTTTTACCAATTCACCACCCAGTACCATTTTTTGTACAGCTGCACCGGCATCACCCTCCCCTTTATCTTTTCCCAAAAATATTTTACCGTTATCTGAATTTAAAAAAATTT